GTTTGGCCACCATAGGACAAGTATACACTTCAGATGTTAAAACTGAACCATTAAAAGATGAATTCAGAACATTTGAAGAGATTACTTTCCTAGGTGCTCACCCAGTCCTTGTAAACGGAAAATACTGTGGAGCTATGAAGAAGGATACCCTTTATGAAACCTTGCATTGGACTCGTAACAAAAACCTTTCAATCATCGACGAATGTAAGACTGTCATGGAGCTGAGTGCTGCGTGGGGTCCTAAGTTCTATAAACAGTTCTGTACAGATATAAACAATGTTTTATTCTGTGCGGGATACGAAATGTTGAACTTACCATCCCATTCACACATGGCTCGTGTCATCGCTAATCGCACAGCCACTTCTGGAGCTGACTTTCCTTATGGGTTTGTTGCTCAAGGTCCCGAAAAATCCATCGTTCAAACTGGAAACAGTATGACCGTTGAGGGGACAATGAACAACTTACCTAATAAGGGACTCATTCAAAAATCTATGAATGAGGGTGAAGCAAATCTAGTTTATGGTACTGAATCAAAAATCTTGAGGACGACATTTAAATGGACGACATCCGATGTTGTTGGAAACAAGATATGGAGTACAGATTTGCCATTCGGACTATTAGCATTGGGGGATCCTACAGGTCGCACTCTACAAAACATGCCTTTTGAACATTTCCAGTTTTGGGAAGGTGACGTAACAGTTACATTCCTATTAAATGGAACTATTCAACAGAGCGGTTTGTTGATTGCGTACTTTGTACCTCTCGCTGCTTATGAAGTCGAATTGGCTAATGTCTTTACTCTGTCTCATGTTTTAATGCAACCCGATAAATCGGCGGAATATTCCATTACAATTCCATTCAAGTATTTGAGAACAGTTATAAATACACAAGCTAGAGATACAGAAAGCTTAGGCACTCTGTATGTAACACCAGTTTCTTCCTTGAAGACTGGACCAACCCAAGATGCTGACGAAGTCAATATCTCAGTTTTGTCCAGTTTCCCAGGATCAAGCTTCAGAATCCCAAGGCCTTTGACAACAGTTACAAAGCGTAATGAGAAATACGTCAACGCTTATGGAAATCGCGAGATTCCAGATATTGTTAGCTTTGAAGGACC